TCATGCCAGGAATCTGCGTAGTTAGGATCACCATTCAGAATCCGTGCAATCTTGTGAGCAATCATATCCAGCGCCTCGGCTTGTGATCTGCTCAGTCTTTCCCATCCAAGAGTGCAGTGCATTTCATCTTTAAGAGTCTGAGCAATCAGAGCATGACCAGAGAACTTGCCGTACCGAGTTCCTCTTTCGTCAAGAGTGTTAGCTACTGTATCAGGTTTCGTTTCCATTGTCAAGTCCTTTTCGCTTTGCGAAGTAAGAGTGCTGCGTCCAGTGTGCGTACCTGGTGGAAACTTATCATCATAACCAATGTTGGTAGTCATATTACTTAGCTCCGTTTAAACAGTGGTAACAAGGAGACTGCACCTTCTTTACCGTTATCAATATCAATGGGCAGTCTTGATCCTGTTACGATAGTGGGAGAATAGGTAGACGAACCGAAGGCACGATGCTGCTTGTTCAGAACTGTGCAGTAGATTACGCTATCGAAATACTTGGCCACAGTTAAAGAGAAGTTACGAGTACCAGCTACAGGAACAATCTTCTCTCTACCTTCCAACGACTCACTCTCTAGTTCATGGCTGATAACTACCACGTTAAGATCAATCACCTGAATCAAACTAAGGAGCTGCTCCATCAGCGCACCCTGCATAGCATAGTCTGCATAGGTCTGCTTGTAGCTCTCACCATCTGGCTTCATGGTTTCTTTGAGCGTAGCCTTGTTCATGGCACTGCGAGCCAGCTGACTCATGCTGTCAATAACTACAATGTCATCCGGCCCTAGCTTACTGATGTCTATCTCAGAGAAGGTAGCAGCAGGGTTCTTTGCGCACAGTGGGCAGTTATGTTTGCCGTGTGTTGTGCAGATCTTTTTGGCGCCACCACGGAACACATCACGCAGCGTATCAATAGCTACTGGATAGAACTTGTGGTCAGGTATATTGATTACGTTGATGTTCTTGCGAAACGCTGGCGCTAAGATAGCTGGGTTGAGAAGGGTAGAGATACCAGACTCAAGATCGAAGTAGTGCAGTTTAAAGTCACTAGCTAGCTTGCCGACCAATGCAGTCTTGCCAGACTTAGGCGCACCGTACACAAGTACCTTAGTGCGCTTGTCTGTATTCAACTCGTCTAAATTCATAATAGTTCTCGGTGGGTTAATTAATTTCTACCATCAGCTTGCTCTGCTGTCTGGCTACGATAGCACTGAGTGTAGTGAAGTAGTCTACCGTCTCAATGGTACTGAGTTGTTCTACGTCAGTGATCTGCTTAAGGTCTGCAAACTTCACACCAAATACACCGGATGGATCTAGTTCGCAAGTACCATAATACTCACACGGACGCATGAAGTCAAAGCAACTAGCACCCCGCATAGGGAAGAAGTCCAGTTCCACATAGCTATCCAGTTGCTGGTGCATAAGCAGTTGGTCTTGCAACCAGCTAGCTTTCTTGACAGAACTCTTGACAAAGCGATGCTGTATCCATTCCTGAATAGAGCTACTGTAGATTGTGTAGAGAACTTCAAACTCGTTGCCGCCCAGCATATCAATGACAACTGCGTAACTTAACGCCTGATCTGAATTACTATAAAGGGCCGGGCTAACGGCGCGAAGGCCAGTAGTCTTGTTCTCTTTAACTAGATAGCTACCAGTCTCTTTGTGTTGAAGCAGTTCATCAATGTGACCTGAGTACCAGTGTCCATCTTCAAAATCTACTGCGATATTGGCTTCTATCTTAACTGTCTCATAGTCACGCAGATTAGTTTCTTCATCCACAAATAGCTGGTACTTTTGCAGCGCCCAGATAGCCATAGCAAAGCTCTTGCCAGTAGGCTTACCAGTACCATCTGCGTAAGTACCCTTGGTTTCAATCTCCAGCAGATCAATGTCCCACGCTAGGAACGCGGCCCAGATAGCCTTATCCATATCTAGTGTGGCATCATACTCAGCTACACCAGCACCAACAGAGTGACCAAAAGAAAAGGTTACACTCTGTATGCGTTCACTGGTGCCAGTAGCTGCTTGCAGTTTCTTGATCTGGTACTTGCGTGGGCAGGCATGGAACACGCTTTGCATACTATAGCTGGACAGATTGCCGTGAGCAACTAGTTGAGAGTAGTTATCTTTGAGTACCTTAGTGCTGGTGTTGACAGCCGCAGGTGCCTGAGCAAAGAAGCTATCTAGAATATCAGTGGCGTTCATAATTAGGCTTCCTTGTTGCTTGTGTAGGGCACAGGTTCATCATCTGCAAAGCAGTCATCAGCCCCGCTATCTTGCTCAGTTGGATCAGTTGGATCATCTATATCACACCAGCATTTATCGCAGCCAGGATGATCTGGGTCTGCACAGAGTGGATGCCTAGCAATAGCCCTGCGATAGGCTGGTGGCACATAGTCATCAAAGTCAGCGGCAGTTATCTCGTCGCCGAATGAATCAGTTACGGTACGTGTCATGATAGTCTTTCAGAGGTCTGCTTCACGCGCTTCGGCTACGAAATCAACAACAGCTGTAGCTTCATCCAGCAACTGCTGCATAGTAGTGGCTACTGGCACAGCCACTTGTGGCTGCTTATCACGCTCCAGCTTTTCTGCATAGCTCCACAGTTCTTCAATAGCAGAACAGAGTGATGAACTACCGTAGTCACGGATAGCATACTCAGATGCAATGGCCGAGCGCACAGTCTCACCATCGTTGTTAAGCAGGTGAAGTACATAACCATTGGACACTTTGGAAATCATAAGTGTGTAGTTTGTATCTTCTTGTTTAGTATTGAAAGCCATGATAGTTTCTCTTTTCAAAGGTTAAAAATAAATACAAGGTCAAAGGTCATCAGCGGAAATCTTCTTACGGCCACCTGCCTTAGCAGTGCCAGCTTTCACAATCTCAATCTGCGTATGAATCTGTGCAGCAGAAATCAATCGTGCTATCTCATCATCATCCAGCAAGTGAACAGTTTCTGGATAGCTAATGAGTAGTTGGTGAGATGCACGGAGATGGCTCGGCATCATGGGATCTTTCTCCAGAAGCGCGGCCTCAAGAGAAGCCAGTGACATAGTTAGCTTAGCTACTACATCTGGTGGCAGGGTTGTTTGCATAGCATCTTTCATATTAATTACCTTTATTACAGTTGCGAAATCAAATTTATTCAGTGACCAGACCAGACTGCGTGTGTCAAAGTCTGCGATGTTACGTTCCCAGCCAACTAAGCAGCGAGTAGCCATAGTAGCCAAGAACTTGTTGTCATGCTTACGCACCGTGCTCCAGTCTGGCTTGATAACAGAGCAATAGAAATCTAGTGGATGCTGGCTAGCAATTTTGCTGCGAGTCCAGTAGCTCAGTGATGTGTATAATAAATCAGCGTTAGCGTTCACAGCTTACTTTCATAAAGAAGACTGAATGTTATTTTAATCATGCTATCACTTAAAGGTGTACGCTCTATCTTAAACTTAGACCAGTACATCAGACCTGCATGGCGCCGGGCTACGTTCTCTTTAGCTTTCGCTTGAAGAATACCAAGAGTGATCTTCTTGGCAGCAGCTTTAGAGACAACTATGCTAGCACTGCCATCTTTCTTTACAGTGTTCCAAACTTCACGGTAATCTACTAGCCGGGCCATTGCTGTCTTGTTCCAGTTTAAGTTAGCTATCAGAGGAATTTATAGCTAATTGATTTACGCTTCTTAGCAGACAGCGGCTTGATTGCAAACGTAGCTGCGTGCGTAGTCTTGTCGTAAGACGCTTGGACATAACTGTCCAGCATACTGTCATCACCAATACTGTCCATCAGCTTAGCCGTGGCTTGGTACTTCTTAATCAACCCGGTTCGGACTGTCTCATAGACTGTACGAGTGCATTCTATTTGCACTGTCTCACCGCTATAGAGTTTGTTATAGATTAAGTTGAGTGACATTCTATGTAGATTTCTAGTGTTTGATCTTGTTACTTATGGACTCTAATCAAAGCGCATAAGTTACGAGACAAAAAAAGCCGCCAGTGTTAGTGGCAGCTTTCTTATTCAGTTGTTAAACTGCGTACAGATCAGAGTGCATCCGGATCATTGGCAGTAGCCAGTGCATCAATCCAGCCCTGGAATTTACCCATCAGTCGCTCGGCAGCCTGAGCAGTGTCTTCGATGTTGGCACTCTTAGTAATATAGATGGACAGCTGATCCACCAGAACTTCAAGCACAGCCTGATTAGCTTTGCAGCGGTTAGGCTTCTTGAAGTGCTCAATCTGGTTAGCGATACGGCGCTCTTCCTTGCCAGTTGCAGCAACCATGACAGACAGATAGTCAGAGAAGAAGAAATTCCACTCATCTTCAGAGATAGCTGCACCGCCACGAGTAGCTGGAGGCAGGTTAGCCAGATAGCTGAGTTGCAGTTTGTCAAAGTTAAGATCAGATGCCTTGACTTCATCATCTGGATTGGTCATGTTCTCGATGACATCATCAAACTGCTGGCGCGCGGCTTGATAGAACACAAAGTTTACGGCATCCAGAATAACTTCTGCTTCTTTGCCGCCGGCTTGCAATGCTTCAATAACACCAGCAGTAGACAGAACAGGCAGAGCAACTTCGATAGATGGCTTCTTAGCAATCTCGCCAATCGTCTGACCATTCTCATCTTTGATGGTGCGTTTCTTGAAGTTGAACTTGAATGACTTGTTAACGTATTCCATTTGGAATCTCCTAGTTTGGCAATGCTTTCGCACTTAGTTGCCGGGTTGATAAAAAGTTTGCTTGCTAGAATTTTGACTGTACTAGCGCCAGTGAGTAATCAGTGTGCCACAAAAGCAAAGCTGTGTCAAGGGGTCTTCGGCTCTGTTACCGAACTATTTTTATCTAACTGCTTGCGCAGTTTTAGTTCAGTTAGATAGGCCTTGCAAACTGGACAGACCATCTTAAAGATAGGATGCCCACTGTTAACTGTCTGGTAGCTACTGCTAGAACAGCGAGAACAGATGCCGCGCAGTTTGTAGGCAGAGTAAGCTGGCCCGGCCACGTTAGTGGATTTATGTTGTGGTCGCATCGAGTTAGTTAGTAGTGTCATAATATATCGCTAGGTTGGTTAGTTTAAAAAGAAAGGATTACAATCTTGCGACCATCAAGCAGTACACGGAACTCACAGCTGATTATGTAAGTATCTGTCTTGCGTTCCCATTCAAGCTGAGTAGGAATAGCATTGTATTTCCAGTTGATTTCCCATTGCTGTGCTGCTTTGTTGTGTGGTGCGTAAGTAATCAGTGTCATGTCCTCGTTTAAGGCTCTGACTATCTGCGCTTTATACAGCATCTTGTGGTGATGCCAGCAAACTAGGCGCTCGGCTCCATCTAGCTCTTTGTGTGGAAAGTAATTAGCTGCGTACATCAGTTGTGTCTTGCTACGATCTGGGGTATCTAGCAGTTGGTAAAGTGTATTGGCTTTGCCTGTAATAGTATTCATGATAGTTCTCTTAGGATAAGTCTGTTTAATTAAATAGCATCAACGCCATCTTGCGAAGCTTCTGCTTGCTGCCTTGCTTGCCTAGCTGCAAACAGCTTGCTGATAATGTTCCACTCAGCTATTGCCTTCAATGCAAGCACTCGATTAGTAAACTGACTAGCATCTGGCTTAGGTGGGCAGACTGTCATAGATTGCAGCATCTCTGTGTACTCTCCGAACAGATTACTTTCAGCAGCTTTCTCTGTACTAGTTAACTCCAGGCCACTAGACTCACCGTATCTGTTTGTGTTGCTTGCACCAATCAGAGTAAAGTCAGAATAGAAGTCATTGATAGCTGCACGAATGTTGCTTACTCTGTTTCTAATGTAGCTAGTTATGTCATTGCCTATGTCACAAGTGTCTACCATCATTTCAATCAGATCATCACAGTCATCTGCTGTCCAGATTTCTGGCTCCTGTTCTCCATTCATGAACAGACTGCGCAGAGTTTCCCGCCGCCCGGCTGGATACTTACCACTGAATTCACTGGCTTGCAACTCAATCCA